GAATCTTTTGACCGTTAGGAAGTCTTACGTAACTGAATGTGAGGAGAGATGCAGACCAAATTAGTACAACAACTTTCACTAAATTACCAAGAACTTCACTCTTATCTTCATCATGGTCCTTTTCTTCGACCTTTGCTTTTGGTTTTCCTAGCATGGGTAAAAAAATAGGTATAAGTATTTAGAAAAAAGAGGGTAGTTATACCCCCTCAAATACTGGTTGCATTATTCCTTTATCTGGTCCGTCGTCGTCATCAATATCAGAAGACTTAAGTAAAGAAATGATAATACCTAATGTAGCAATACCCGTAAACACATCTACTAGTGTCTCGGTGGTCATCACCAGATGCCTGGAATGATTTGACCTGTGGTTGCATATGCACCCATTGCAGCCATGACACCAATCATAGCTGCCCATCCATTAATACGTTCTGCACGTTCGTTCATTGTTCTTTCTCCTGTTTTGTTTTGTTGTAAATAACGACTCTACCATTTTCGTGACTGAATACAAGTTCATCATCGTGCCCCCAGCAGAGTTCTTCGTATAGGGCATTGAGTTTCTCCATGTCTTCATAGAGTTGATTTGGATTAGGCATACTTGTCAAACATTTTACGAATGTTTTGAGTGATACCCATACCACCGACAAACTCTTCTAGTTTAATACCATCAGAGTCTGTCACGATTAGAACTGGAGTTGCGGTAACCCCATACTTTTTCGCCATATCAAGATTCTCTTGAGGGATGGGAGTATCACTTACGTCTTCAAGGTCAATCTTTTCAATGATATTGGTACGTTCGTCATTAATAGAACGAAAGTATTTCTCAACAAGCATACAAGGACCACAAGAATCCTTTGAAAAAAGATAGAACTTGTTCGTCACAGATTTTCCTCTTGTTCAGAAAGAATCACACAATCACTGGTAGGATATGCAACACAAGTCAGAATAAATCCTTCTTCCATCTGTTCATCATCAAGGAAGGATTGTTCTTCGTTATCAACAGTACCACTTACCAGCTTACCAGCACATGCTGAACACGCACCAGCCTTACATGAGTAGGGAAGGTCTACACCTGCCTCCTCACCTGCTTCAAGGATATACTGATCATCAGCACACTCAAACTTTGACTCGGTTCCATCAGGGGATTGGATGGTGATGCTGTAAATTGCCATTAGTAAGTCTCAGATAGTTGTTCTACAGAATACGCCAGTAACACAAAGAAGGCGATACTAGTAATTGTAAAGAGAGTTGAAGTCATTGTCAACCTCAGAATCCAAATGCACCAAAGAAGAAGACACTGCCTGAAGTTGCATACGATACAACAGCAGCGACAAAACCAAGCATGGCAACACGACCATTCAGTTTTTCTGCCTTCTCGTTGTGGCTTTCAATACCATAACGATCAAGGTCTTCCTTGGACATGTACATGGTTGGCTCAGAAGCAAACATATTTTGTTGGCCTCTTTCATTAGTTGTAACTGTCATCGTCTTCTCCTTTATGAAGTATTGTTACATTATATATAATTTCTTAACATTTTGTCAAGTGGTCAGTCAGTGAACTGACACACATCAGACCTTCTACAAAATTGTTTCACGTAACCATGAACATCCTTTTCCATGGAATGATGTGCATGATTATGAACCACTCCTATTAGGATTAGGACACCAACAATAACCAAATTAAAACAGGTTACTGGACTTGAAATAATTTTAAAAAAACTTTCTTTCATAAAAAAAGAGGGTCTTAGACCCTCTAATTATATCAGTTACTGATTTAGATATCAGAAGCTGTACTTAACACCCAGTTTGCCACCAGCATTCAGGCTGTCAAAGTCACCACCGTCAGTGGTGGTAGCAGACAGTTCTGCATATGCACCCAGTTTCTCGGTCAGAGCTGCAGAAGCACCGATCTTACCAGAGAACTCAGTCTCAGCTTCTTCACCGTCAAGGGAAACGATGGAAGGACCGCCTTGGACATACCATGCAGCATCTTCACCCAGTTCGCCTTCGTAGCCGACGTGCAGGTCGGTTACAGCACCAGTGTAGTCATCACCAGCCCAGCCAGCGTTGGTTTCAACGTTGACATAGGGACCTGCAACAGCAGCGCCGGCGGACATGGACAGAGCAGCAGCAGCTGCGAATACAGATTTAATCATTTGAAATACCTCGATTTTTCTCGTAGAGCTTACCTACGGATGTAAAAGGACTCGACTTGTCCTTGTTTGATTCACAAACTTTTGCGAGTAGTTGAGGCTTAGTTTGTTACTATTCGTGAAGTTTGTCCCTCACGAATGTTTATTTATACTAACTCAACCCTCGAAGTTTGTCAACCCCCTTGTTGGGGTTGTACGTTAGATGGATCGGATACCCGACCCAGATATGGATTGAAGTCCATCAACTCAGTGATTTCCATCTGAGCTCCAGTTTGTGACCAGAAGTTAAACTGAGCCTGATAGTTGCTCTTGTGGAATACCTCCACATGGTCTTGGTGAATACTGGAGCCTAGATCGGTTTTGTATAACAAAAGAGGAATGGCGTAAGTGTTACCAGAATTGTAGATAAGATCATCTGCAACAGGTCTTGGTCTTACATCATTATCAAGTTTGTACTTGTCACCACGACAGTGAAGACGAATCAGTTTCTCTGCGTGATGACGAGTGATAATATAACATGCGGTAGAGAATTCATTCACAAAACGTTTATGAATTCTGATGTGAACATCACCAGTACAGATGATTGAGATTTGAGTGACATCCCAATCATATGGAATCTTACTAAAGAAATCCCTCCATGTAAAGTTCCAGAACCTGACCAGATCAAGTTCACAATCATCTTCCATCATGATTGCGTATGGTTCACCACTATCGTAGAACTCTTTGATAGCCTTGAGGTGAGAGGTCACACAACCGATCTCACCAGGTGAACACATGTCAGGGTACCTACCCTTCAGAATGTGTCCCAGATCGTCTTCTCGACCATCGTAAGCAGACACACGGGTATAGTTAGTAATCTCCCAGTACTTGAACTGATCCTCCATGTACTTCCATCTCTCAGGTTGTCCGTCGAGATTGATACAATAGATCTTCGGAAGACCTTGAAGTTTGAATACGGCTTTGTTTCTATCCATTACAGTATTTCCCAATGGTCAGGGTACAAATCTTTAGTGTCTAAGTGGGCATTGTTTGGTCCAAACCATTTGGAAGGAGCAATGACTCTACCACAGTTTGCCAACCATGCACCCCACCATGAGAATGTAGAGTTGGCAATGATAAAGTCACTACACTGTGTCATCAGGTACAGATCATGATAGGAACTGTTGCCCTCAGACAGAAGGAATCTATCTGGTTTGAATAGTTCTTGAGAACAAGCCCAGAATGGGTCATCAGTGAATAAAACTACTTCCCTGTCTGGGTCAAACTTACTCAAGGCTTTCTCGTACCATTCAAGAGAAAGGTTGTGGTGATTACCACTATTGATCAGAAAGTCTCCCCTACGAATGTGTAAAGCAATGGGACTTTGATCGAATACCTCATCAACGATTGGCTCAGACTCTCCTTGAATCGTAGAGTTGAACTTAAAGTCTTGACGGATAGTGTCTTCAATATGCTTGAAGTATTTCTCCGTCTGAAAGAAACCGAACAGACTAACATTGTCTGGACAGGTTTCAAATAGATCCTCGTTGAAATGGAACCCGTTCTCCTGAACGACCGACCCACCTATCATACCACGTTGACAGTGGATCGTAAAGGGGTTGTCCAGTTCGATCTTGAGATAGTTACCAATCCCATCATGAAAGACTTCATCATGGTCAGGGATACACATATCGTATCCACGATTTGCAGCAATACCTTTTGTTGCAGCATACTGGAACATCTGGTTTCCAAGTTGTCCAGCCTTACCAAGATAATCAAATCCAATCATTTTTCATGTCGTTGAATACTTTTGCGATACCATCCTGAAGATTGGTCTTTGGTAACCACCAACCCATAATGTAATTATTGGCTTCGTTTCTCTTGTCAAGTTGAACACTATCCTTGGCAAGACCAGGATGAATCTTAATGGGTCTACCAATCAGATTAAATTGACCCATGATAATCTGTGCAACTTCCTTGATACTAGAAGAATTGAATGATGTGATGTGAAGAGGATCTTCTGGTTTGAAGTCAGTGTAATTATCCATCACTGTTTCAAGTGCTTCACAACAGTCTTCAGCATACAGGAACTGACGTTCTTCTGTACCATCAGTCATCATATCAAAGTCACCATGTTCAAATCCCTTACGAATAAAGTCTGTAATGACGTGTGACTTGTCATGGTCTTTCTCAATACCATAGACATTCCAGAACTTCACAATCAGACCATTGAGGGACTTGGTATACAACTCACCAAGTTTCTTTGCAGCACCGTAAGGTGAGTAAGACATGTTACTCATCTGTGACGAAGCAAACACAAATCTCTTATTATACTTCTCAAGAAGACCAAATACATTGACCATCATCCTTGCATTATTATCAAGGAACTTGAATGTGTGTTGATACTTCTTTAGGTATCGTGAACCACCAACATCAAACGCGAGGAAGAAAACAAAGTCTGCTTTCTCAACCTCACGTTCAAGATTATGATTTGGAATTTGTGTCAAGTCATGACCATGATGTTTGGCAATATCAAACTCAATAACTTCATGACCCTTACGTGTCAAGTAGTCAGTCAGGTATGCACCGATCTGACCACTCGAACCAAGGTTTAATACTCTCATACACCCTCTTTAAATTTCTTCCAATCGTTATCAAATATTTCCAGTCCCTTATCAGTCAGTACATGATCGTACATCTGGTCGAAGACCTTAGGTGGCATTGTTACCACTTCAGCACCATTATACCATGACCTAACAGCCCGTTGTACACTACGAATAGAAGCAGACAAGACCTGTGTACGGATACCATGGATACGATACAGTTCACTGATTGATCTAACGACTTCCAGACCTGCAACAGATTGATCATCCAATCGACCAACGAAAGGCGAAACATATGCAGCACCAGCCTTGGCAGCAAGAATGGCCTGCGATGTACAGAAGATCAATGTGACATTGACACGAATTCCATTCTTAGATAGTTCCTTACAAGCAAGAAGGCCATCACGGGTACAAGGTACTTTGATTGTTGCCACTGACCCAAACTTCTCAGACAGTCTTTCACCCTCTCTGAGCATCTCCTGAGCGTCTCCAATGACCTCCATACTGATGTCTTTAACACCAAGATCTTTCAGTTTCTGGTAAACCTCATCAGGATCCTGACCATTCTTCATGATCAATGTGGGGTTAGTTGTGACTCCATCAATCAGTCCAGTTGCGAAATACTTCTCAATTGTTTCTGTATCAGCAGTGTCAAGAAAAATTCTCATAGTATTTTTTCAGATAGGTTTGTTTTGAATAGTACTCCATTAGTTGTTCTTTGTTCATCTGTTGAATCTTCTCCCACTCTGACATGTTAGATGCCATGTGAGGATTAGTGAACCAAGAGTTTGCACCACGTGCATGTTCAAGGTGATAAATGTAATCAGGTATCCTTCCTACTTTATAACCAAGTGTAGTATATCTATAATACCTTTCTTTGTCCTCTGGAGCATATGCTTTGAAGTTCTCATTCTCCATACCACCTTTAATATAGTCAGACCTTCTAAAGAACTGAACCCAACCAAAGTCGGAGTCATGAATCTTAGAGTTTGATTTTAAGATAGCATAGTCACATGATTCTAGGAAGTCTGAAACAACATCATCAGTCGCCTTTACTTGATACTGGAACATTCCCTGTCCATATGGATAAACCACATCGTAAATACCATCCATGATACCTTGATATGCCATCACATATGAATTGATAGGAAGGATTGCATCACAGTCATAGTTGACCACAATCTCAGTATCAGCTTCCATAATCATTTCATTGAGAACCTTCTGTCTGTGAAACAGTGGTTCGTCACTCTGTTCAAAGATGTGTTTGACTTTTACATCAACATCTAGAATCTCTTTTAAAATAGGAAGGGCATCCCTTTCAAAGACAGACTCTGAATCAACTTCCTTAATGATGATGTTGGTATCAAAGTTCTCTAAAAGAAATGCCGTAGTTGTAATTACATTCCTCAACCTATCAGGTGATTCGATTCTGATAGGAATAATAAATGTTGCTTGACTGAGGTCTATCATAGTTGAGTTTTAATCCAGTCCAGAATATTTACTTTGGGTTTCCATGTGAGTTCTGTTTTTGCTTTACGAATGTCTGCAAGTGTTTCTCTCATCTCACCAGGTCTACCAGACAGGAAGACTTGATTGCCATCAATTGCATTTGCAATCTCTTTGATACTCCAGTTCTCACCGTATCCAATATTATACACCTCACCCCAGTTGTCAAGTTCCTGGAAACTAATCAATGCATTTGCATCCACTACATCAGACACATGAATGAAGTCACGACGTTGTAGACCGTCACCATAGATTGTCAGAGGGAAACCTTCTCTCCTCATCTTCAAAAACTTACTGACTGCTGGTGCATATGTTCCTACGTGACGTGCTCTCTCACCATACACATTGGTATAACGGAATGCAACAGTCTTCATACCATACAGACCATAGTATGCCTTGACCATCTGTTCACCAGAAAGTTTACCAATAGCATATGCATTGAGAGGGTCTTCTCTCATCACCTCACTGTTTGGAATCGGATTCTTATTACCATATGCAGCAGATGTTGAAGAGTAGATAAACTTTTCAACACCATGTTTACGTGCGGCTTCAAGAACATTAATTGTTCCCATGACCTGTGTCTCAATCGTAGGGATAGGATTATCTACAGATGCTTGTACACTAGCCTTTGCTGCAAGGTGGTACACATAATCTACATTCTTAAATATTTTTTCGATTGTAGAATAATGTCTGATGTCATGATGATAGTTTCTTGCATCTTTATTCCAATAGTAATCATCATGACCATCAGATGATTCATTATCAATCACGATAACTTCGTGACCCATCTCAAGAAGTTTGTTGACAAGATGGCTTCCAATAAAACCAGCTCCACCAGTAACAAGTGACGTTCTCATAGTTTCTCAAAAATCCTATTCTTAAATGACTCCTCTACGTTTGGTGGTTCAGGAATAATGACCTTTGGTTTACAGTCACCTAACCACCATGCAACCTCAGCAAATGTTGAAGCATACGTTCCAACAATTGTATCACATCTAGACAGTAACATCAAGTCAATGAATGCATCAACACTTGCTTGTGTAGAAGTGTTATGTCCTGACTCTGCCTTATGTGGATGATTGTATCTATCTTGTGAGTGAGTGATGATTCTGTCACCATACTTGTTCTCGAAGTGTTTCAATACATCATCATTATCACCACATAAAAAGATTTTCTTATCTTTATCTAAACTATCAATAACATTCTCAAATAGTTCATCACTATGATACTTGTGTCGATCACAATACCAAGACCTGATGTGAAGACCAATCACTCCATCCCAGTCTTTTGTAAAGTCATCGATGTATTCTAGAATATCTTTGTTGATTTTAAGATGCTTGAATACCTTCTTGTATTTCTCAACAAAATGTTCTGGAGTCTTGTCATACAGAAGGTCGATATGTTTGTATTCAGTTTTATATTTGTCTTCACCTGGAAGAGTTGCAAGTCTCCAGTTGTCATAACATGGAAACGTATTTAATTCTTCATCAGTTGCAACTCTGATGTCGTCAAAAATATACGCATCTGCATTTTTGATGGTCAATGCTTGTTTGAATGTCCTTAGAATAGACGCGTAGTTCTTAATTCTATTTGCAAGACCAGGTGAACCATTATGAATTGCAACTTCAATCATGACTTAATAACCTCCCAGGACTCGGGTAACAGATCCTGTGTACTAATATGCTGTAAACCACTACCATACCATACATCAGGACAAATGACACGTTTGTCTGGGTTTTTAGATAGGTATGCAGCCCACCAGGAGAATGTAGAATTGGATATGATGTGATCACTACACTTAGACAACAGACACAGATCAAAGTGTGACTTATCTACACTGACAGTGATGTCATTGAAGTAGAAGTTATCACCCTTGAATACTTCTTGTTCCCCACACAACTTTAGATTGTTTGAACAAATAATATAAGGTCTGTCTTTACCCAGGATCTCAATTGCTCTCTCCCAATATTCCCATGGAAGATTACGATGATTATTAGATGCTCCAGGATAGTCGAAATGATTATTATACTCTCTGACACAAATGGACACAGGATTTTCTCTTAGAATATCCCCCCACTTATAATCTACCTCAGTGATAACCTCTTCTTTAAATCTAAAGTCCCACTTCAGTTGTCTCCATGCATCTTTAAAATACTTTTCGCTTTGAAAATACCCATTGAGATGAACATGATTTGGACAACTATCATAAAGTTCTTTACAGAATTCATGTGAATCATGTAGTTCAACTTCATCACCTTGGATAGTTCCAAACCTTCCACCACAATGGAGCATTTCAAAACATTTACTTAGTTCTTGGTTCTCAGGGATGACAAAATCATATCCTTTGTTCTTTGCAATACCTACGAGTGCAGCATATTGAAACATCTGGTTACCGATTCTACCATTATTTCCAAGGTTGTTCATTCCAATAGTCATAATTTAATCTCCTTATTTTGTTCTGCCAGTGTTGTGTCAGTTATATCTCCTACATCAAGTGAATAGAAAGTATGCCAACCTCTTGCATTAGCTGCGTACCAATTATTTAAGGCACCTCTAGTCATCTTAATCTCTTCCCAGAACTGTCGAGATTGAATCTGGTAGTGATTGTTTAGGATCTCAGGATCATCTGGTCTCCCTACAAATGACAGGTTTATTGTAGGTCCACCCGTGAAGATTTTATGAATATTAAAATTACTTACACCAAACTTTGTATTTGCAATTTGTTTAGGTGCCCAAAGATTAAACCACTCTGGTTCCTCTTGACCAGAACCAGCACACCTTGACCGATGAGTCATCCATACTCTGTCACCAAATGGAGCACGACTAGTAAAATTCTGAACCAAACCACCAGCAGGATGAGTAAGATGATCATTACTATTAAACCATACCCAGTTGGTTTCGACGGTTCCATAGTCTTCGTACTTCCTAAGAATCTCTTTCAGATCAGTAGTCTTAGGACTATATAAGAACTCATCAAGATCAATTTGTGCAATCCATTGAGTTTCGTTACAAATAGGTAGAAAGAATTTATTGTTTACATCAGTCTGCCTACCAGTGTATCTCTCTGTAATGTCATTTTGGAAGAGAGTAACAAAGCCTTCACGAATGAAAGGTTCAAGAATAGGCATGTACTCGTCATCACTGAAGTCGTTGACCAGATAGATGTGATCAACACCATGATGTTTATAATGTAAAATCCACTCTTTAAGATTCCAACTTTCATTCTTGAATACTGATGCAACTGATAGGTAGTGTTTCATAATGTGATACCGTGTTTCTTTCTACAATATTCAAATTCTTTCTGTACTTCTTCGTCACTGATTGTTGAGGATAGTGCATCCTTATTCACTCTTTGAGTCATCAGACAGTCATTGAGATAATAACAATCACCATACTTAGTTCTTAATGAATAGTAGAAATCAATGTCCAATAACATACATGTCTTAGGATCCCATCTTACATCCATGTCTTTATTCTTATATGAGATAACCGCTACACCACTCATAGTATTGTTACCTCTTGCTCTCAACATATTATCATTCCATCTTGGCATCAAGAATGTATCAAATGTTCTACCATCATCTCTGGTGTGATTAGTTCCACACACTAACCACATCTTATCAGAGGTCATTAATGCATTATAAGTTTTCTCCAATGCATCTTTAGTATAAAAATAGTCATCCATGAACATCATCTTGACAACCTCACCCTTGGCAAGATCCATTCCGATGTTCATATTGGTTGCAACATCTCCTCTATGTTCTTCGTCTCTGAAGTAGATGATATTGAGGTCAAAGATATTGTCATTACAGAAATCTTCAATCTTTTTATCAACACTCTGGTCAGTAACAATAACTTCTACTTCTTTAAGTGTTTGTTGTGAGATGGTACGAAACATATCAGAAAGATATCTAACACCCTTACCACCATACTCATAACAAGGGATGACTACAGATACCTTTATTTCCATACCTTGACACCAGCACTGATACCATCTTCATAGATCTCAAACTTGTACCCGTGTTTGGTAAGCCACTCTCTGAAAGCCTTTCTCTCATGGTGGTCATAGTCAGGTTCATGACCATGCCAGTCATCAAATCGGAAGTACAGTTGATCCCACTCACACTTATCAATAAACTTGAATGCAGAGACTGTAGGTTCGTAGATGTCTAGGTCAATATGAATTGCACCAACCTTACCAATACCAAAGTCAGATGGTTCTTTCTCTACCATCTCATGAACATCTTCAACAAAGATCTTGATGTTGGGTGAGACAGAACACTTCTTCTTTACATCTTCTACAGTCTTTGGGATCCAAGTATAGGAGGGGTCACCAATACGGAACGCACCCTCTGCCCATCCAGCATATGATGGTGTGGGTTGCTGTGTGACCTCCAGACCTTTGAAGTGGTCGAAACCAAAGACTTTACGTGATGGATTTTTCTGTCCAATAGGAAGGATTGTACCACCACTACAGACACCGAATTCTAGAATATCTCCTTCTCCACCCAACTCTTCGATACGTTCTGCAAAGGTAACGTGATTGAGTGTGTAACTTGCTGTGTTATTGTCAGTTCTCTTAGGACCTTCAGGAAACACATTATCCTCCTCAACAAAGGAGGGTGCATTATAAACAAATGACATAGTAATAATGAATTTGAAATATTTATCGGGGGTTGTAACCCTCCACCTCGACACCAGGTGGAAGATTATTGTGAAAACCAAATGGAATTATACCACTATTCTCAGGAACAGGGGACTCGTATGAGAAGTATTTTGCAATCTCAATAGGAGCTATCTTACAACCACGTTTCTCATATAGGTGTTTGTTGTGGACAGTTATATTACCGTCTTCATTAGTATTATTGCTCCCAAACATTTTATAGAAATCTGGAGCAACTTCTGTTAGTTTAAATGGTATCCATTCATGACAAGGAACTTCTAAAAGTTTTTTAGACCTTAAAGAAAATCCACCATTTCCTACCCTTTGGTGTTCACCGAATGGGGTGATGTATGCCTTTTCTCTGATGGGCCAGGGAGCACCAATGTAATCATAATCAAAAAACTCATCCATCCAAGCATCAGGATTAAGTATGAACGCATGATCTTGGATGAGTAGAACATAGTCGGTGTCAATATGTTTATGAAGGTGATAGAGAATATAATAATTATATTCATCAATATTAGTCAGTGGTCTGACTTGTTCCTCTACTAAAATACCATCAGAGGACAGTTCCTCCTTGTACTTAGTGACATACTCAGGGGTGGTAACTAACTTGACCTCCCCGAAGTTTGCAACACTCATACAAGTGTGAAGTGCCTTGATGGTCTCTTCTATTCTATTTGTATTATCAATCGCAAAGCATGTAACTCTGGATAGATCAAGCATTCTTAAAATCCTCTACTACTTGTCCAATGTAATCAATCATATCATCAGTGATGACAGGAGAACAACCAAGGAAGAACACTGTGTTAAGAACCTTATTGGCTTCAGGATACTTCATGGCATCATCAAGATGTGAGTAACCAGGATGAAGAAGTATATTACCAGCAAAGTAATTACGTGTTTGAACTTTGTTCTTCTCAAGGTGAGCAACAAGAGAGTGTTTCAGTTTCTTGTTGTCACATACAATAGGAACACCAAACCAACTGGTCTCACTGTCTTCACGCTCATTGACAACACGACAACCAGGAATAGTCTCGATAATCTTTTGAATCCTCTCCTTATTCTTTCTCCTCAGACTATGAATCTCATCAAACTTCAGGAGTTGAACTGAACCAACTGCACCCTGCATGTCAAGGGGTTTCAGGTTATAACCCATCTGTGAGAACACATACTTGTGATCCACAACATCTTCATAACCATCTAACCAGGTATCAAATCGACGACCACATACACCATTAGAGAGGAGATTCTGTTGTCCGACACAGTAACAACCACGACCCCACCAAGCAAAACTACGAGCCAGATCTACTATCTCTTTAACATTTGAAGACACCATACCACCTTCAATGGTACAAATGTGGTGAGCAGGATAAAAGGAACAAGATGCTGCGATTGCATGTTTGGTAAGATACTCACCTTTGTATTTACTACCAAGACTGTCACAGTTATCTGCAATGATGTGGATATCCTTACTCTTACAGATCTCAACTAGACGATCAAGATCATATGCATTACCAAGAACAGGAGAAGAGAAGACTGCACGTGTCTTTGATGTAATCTTTTCCTCAACTTGATCCATGTTCCAGTTCAGATCATCCCAGTTGATGTCAACAAAAACTGGTTTTAGACCATTCTGTACCAGTGGAGCAATGGTTGTAGCAAAACCACAAGAACATACGATGACCTCATCACCATCTTCCCACCCAAAATATTTCTTCAGAGCAGCAATCATCACCAGATTTGCCGATGAACCAGAGTTGACCATGACAGAATGATCGAAACCAAACTTGTTAGAGAACTCTTTCTCAAACTTGTTCACCTTCTCACCAGAAGACAACCACTTACCTTTCAGTGTAGCATAGATAAGTTCTTGGATCTCTAGATCATTCCAATATGGACCAGAGTAGTAGACATTATTGCCAGGCTTCCAATCCTTATTCGCCATGAAAGGAAAGACGTTATCGTCCATCTCTTTGGCGTCTTGGATGAAGTTCTCAATCAGTTGGTACATATTATTCTACAGTTTGATTTCTACTATACAACGGACTCTTAATCCTGTAAACATCCCATTCCCTTTCACACTCTTTACCACTGAACTCTTTACCATCTCTATCGATGTAGTCCCAGGTTGGTACAATGATATCATCACCACGCCACCAACCATCGGATGTCTTATGGTCGAACCAATACTTAGGAGCGATTACTTTCTTAACTTCCTCACTTGTCCATACGGGCCAGAAAGAAAATGTCGATGCAGACATAATTACATTCCTAGCATTATATAGGATCGACCAATCAACCCCAATATTACCACCCTTATACTTGAAGAATCCAGTTCCTTGTTCGATGTCTTCTTGTTCAGAAAGAGTGGTGGCACCTACAACCTTTGCCCATGGGATGAACTTGTTTGCATTCTCAGGATCATCTGTGACAACCACAAATTTCATATTGGGATTGTATTCCAACATACGATCACGTGCGTTCTCATAGAATTTAGGTTCCAACCATGACGCAGTGATCAAATACTCACCACCACGGAAGTGAATCACACATGTATCATCGTCACAGTAATCTCGGACATCGATATTAGTCTTCAACCATTTTCTGATGGTGTTCTTTTGACCATCTAGGTATGACAGACACTGAAACAGTCCATCAATCTTTGAATTGTCAGGTAGATTGTTCCACAGACCAGGATCAAAAAAGATACCATCATGTCCACACTGAGGAAGAGGGACAGAATGTTCACGAATATAGTGTTTAATACCTTGTGGGAGAGATGCAGGTTGTTGTCCTTCCCGCGGTGTAGAACCACCAATAACTTCCTCACCAAAATCAAAGTCAGGCATAAAGTTCTTTGCCTTGAATGGAGTGGTCTTCATGACACCCCACTTATATCCATGTCTGTATGCAAGTATCCTTGATACGACAAGGTTCCAGATCTGGTTACCCAGTCCAGAACCCCTATAGATTTCAGTAACGATCATTTGATTAGATAAGAATACTTTTCTTGGTTGTCAATAAGATACTGAGGGAATCGATCTTCGTCAAAGTGACAGATACAATAGGATGCATTGTCTTGACCAAGTGGTGATCTACCATCCTTGAGTCTTTGTTCCAACTCTCCAATCAGTCTATCATTATTCAACTCAGTATGTGCTGAAGATTTAATCTTCTTCATCACTCGATCATACATGGTAGTCTCTTCATCACTACCAACTGTACTCCAGTGCCAACCACCAGGATAGATCCTAAGATTATTCTCTTGAGGAAGTTCACGTCTCATACCAGTCAGAGTATACTTCTTCAGTGTGGCAAAGTCACACATCTTTGTACCAATCCAACGAGGACCTTCTTCTTCATAAGAGAAGTCTTTAGTTTGAGAATGAATCGTACCACTGGTCTCGAACCAGTTCAGTGCAGCTTGGTAATTATCTTGTGCAAAGTTATAGACAGTACCAGGTTTGTAGAATGATTCATACTGTTCAATGACTTCAGGATTAGGTACTTCATCCAAATCACTCCAGATAATGATGTCTTCATCAGAACAATGTTCCTTCAGTACATCCATAATACTATCTTTATAGTATGTGTCCCTCATAAAGGACTCTCTCTTCACATTGTATTGAATACCTTTTGCTTGAAGTTCTTCCTGAGAGGGTTCTTCAATCTTGGTGTAGATAATCTTATTTTTAAACTTCTTGAATCTCTTATCTGTCTTCTTAAATACAAACCCCTTATCTTCACCAGAGAAAGTTTTACTACCCTCACTGAATACAAAATAATCAACATACGGATCAAGGAGATTCATCCGAATCTCCAACAGATCTAACTCATAACCAAAAAGAAATACGTCAAATACTTTCATGTCAGTCTCTCAGTTTAAACAATGCATCACCACCCATCACATCAGTGTATGGCCAGTTCTGTACTAAATCATATCCAGGAAGGAGATCAGAAACAGTCTGAAGATTAGTAGCACCTTCATACATTTCTTCTTCATGATACTCGGTGTAGATATAATCAATCTTACCGATCATATTCTTTGCACCAAGGAACACTTCCTTCTCTGCACCTTGAACATCCATCCACAAGAAGTCGATGTGTTCAATACCATTCTCTTCACAGAAAGAATCAAGACTACGAGTAGAGACTGTAATCCTCTCATCGTATTTGATGAATGGCCAACGGTTACCCTTTGGACCACCGTCAATGATAGTCTTAGGTTCGTAGATAGAACCAGAGTACCTACCAAAATCCACACCACCATCAGGTGCATTGACATTCCTAGAACGTGTGAATGTGGTCACACCATCCTGTGCTGCAATTGCGGCAGGAGTGAATGTGTGACGACCATCAGAACGTAGGTTATCATTAGATACACCTTTGACATCCTTACCACCAGGTTCTGACATCGCTTTGATGTTGGTGGGGTCAGGATCAAACGTATACAGTTTCAGATTAGGACCAAACTGTCGAAGAAACTCCTTCGAGTCAGTACCATCTGCACATCCCACTTCGAAGATAACCACAGACTCGCGGTTACCTACCATCTCATGAATTTTATCAATTGATAGTCCCATCTGTCTTCTCCTTAATTTGTGTACAAATCCATTCATATGTCTTACGGATACCCTCTTCAAGACTCTGAGAGTAATCCCAACCAAGTTTCTCACGGATGAGGTCATTGTTTGAATTACGACCACGAACACCCGTAGGAGCATCAAGTTTATAAACTTTCTGAACAACCTTACCTGATACTTTTGCCGCAGTATCAACTAATTGATTGATAGTAACCATTTCCTCAGAACCAATATTGACTGGACCCATAAAGTCTGAATCCATCAATCGTCGAGTTGCTTCAATGCATTCGTCAATGTACAGGAAGGAACGAGTTTGTAAGCCATCTCCCCACACCTCGATAGCTCCACCTGTCTCTGGGAGGTAAGCGACTTTACGGCTGATTGCAGCTGGTGCTTTCTCTCTTCCACCGTCCCAGGTTCCTTCAGGACCAAAGATGTTATGATAACGAGCAACACGAACGGGAATACCATGATTACGGTTGTAAGCAAAGTAGAGACGTTCTGAGAACAACTTCTCCCATCCATACTCGGAGTCTGGGTCTGCTGGGTATGCTGATTCTTCACGACAGTCAGGATTGTCTGGATCGAGTTGGTTATGTTCTGGGTACATGCAAGCAGAACCAGAATAGAAAATCTTAGTAGGTTGTTCTAATGCAGGACGAACACATGCAGTTCCATTTTCTTGTCCATCAAAAGTCTCATTAAGTTTACGAACTTCTTCAAGAACATTCAAGTTGATGGACACAGAGTTATGCATGATGTCTGCATCATTCTCACCAGTGAAAACGAAACCTGCACCACCCATATCAGCAGCAAACTGATAGATTTCATCAAAAGGACGAATTGCGCGATATGGAACAGAGTTATAGAAATTTCCTAACTCACCCTTGAATTGGATGACACGACGTACAAAACTTACGTCACGCAGATCACCCTGAATGAACTCGTTTGCTTCAGTATCACCATACTCAGGTCTTTTGAGATCTACACCACGAACCCAATATCCTTCTGACCGTAGTCGTTTCACCATGTGACTACCAATGAATCCACCTGCACCAAGGACCAGTGCAGTTTTCTTATACTCAGTCATAACATCCATGAATTACTTACTATGTATTCCGTTAAGATCAATATACTTTACACATCATATCAAGTCCTGTGTCGATGTCAAGTTTAGGAACAAACCCTAAAGAATTTAACTTATCGACATTCATTGTGAAGTTTTTGATCTGTAGATAGTCCTGATCCTCAGGAAAAGGAACATCAATAATCTCACTCGTACTACCTACCCTCTCCTTACAATATTCAATGATCTCCCTAAATGATCGTGACACACCTGTTCCAATATTATAGATCTCATTTGGGTTACCAAAGACCATCAATTCGTTCATAGCCCGACACACATCATCGACATACATATAGTCCTTCTGATAATCACCACCACCGTACAGTTTGATAGGATCATTGTTTTTCAGACAACGAATCATATATCCAAGAACATTCTTTCCTGGTGTCACTGTAGGGTCAATACCAAAGACATTGCCAATCCTAAAGATACGATAATCAATACCAAAGGTCTTACAGTATGAAATAACTAACGACTCTGCACACCTCTTAGTAATTGAATAGAAACCTGTTGGATTGCAGGGGTCATCTTCCCTTGCATCGATGATGTCATTGTCATAAACAAAACCAGAACTGACAAAATTGAACACAGTATCTGTTCTCTTACAGTGTGACAACACTTCAGTCAGGATCTTCAGATTAGTATCAATGTCGATCTGTAGATCCTTGAAGACATTCTGATTACTCGTTGTACTAATCAAGTACAAGATATCAGAAGATTCGGGGTGTCTTTGACCACGGGGAATAGGAATATTATCAGGATACATTCGACAGTAATTACTACCAATATATCCTGATGCACCAAACACAGATAGATTAGTCATATTTCTCACACTCCTCTAGAGTCTTACCACGTTTGTCTTTCTCAGACAAAATAGGATACGGAATATTCCATTCAATATCTAGAGCAGGATCATTCCAAAGAAGAGTTCGATCATACTCCTTGTAGTAATACTCTGTTGTCTTATATGAGACATGTGCTTTGTCACTCTTGACAACAAACCCATGAGCAAATCCTTCAGGAACCCATAACATCAATTCAGGTCGATTCAAATCAACCTTATAGTGCTCACCAAAAGTATTTGATGTCAATCGAAGATCGACGATAACATCCATGATCCAACCCTTTACACACCTTACAAGTTTGCCTTGCGGTTTCTCAACCTGATAGTGAAGACCACGAAGAACATTCGCAGTAGAAGATGAGTGATTGTCCTGAACAAATTCTACATCCAATCCTATTTCACAAAAATCTTTTTTGTTATATGACTCAATGAAGTATCCACGATCATCAAAGTGTCGGGGTTGTTCGATGATGTATGCACCATCAAGTGGTGTATTAATGACTTTCATAATGTTCAATCGTTTTTAAGAGTCCTTGATTGATATCAGTTTTTGGTTTCCAACCAATTTCGTTAGTGATCTTTTGGTTTGATGTCGAGTATCTTACATCATGTCCTGGTCTGTCAGTTACAAATTCAATAGGGTGATCAGGTTTACCCATCAGTGATGTGATACGTTTGACGAGTTCAAGATTAGTCATCTCACACTCACCACCGATGTTGTACCTGTCTCCTACATTACCATGCTTCCAGACTTCGATCAAGGCATCACAATGATCCTCAACAAAAATCCAATCTCTGACCTGTTGCCCATCACCATAGACAGGAATAGGTAAGTCATTCTTTACATTGTGAATGATCTTAGGAATCATCTTCTCATAATGTTGTCTAGGCCCATAGTTGTTAGAACAGTTTGTGATTGTTGTGGGTAGACCATAAGTCTTATTGTATGCATTCACAAAGTGGTCACTCGCTGCCTTTGATGCAGAGTATGGATTTCTTGGTTTGTATCTTGATTGTTCGTTAAAAGAACCTTCGGAGATAGAACCAAACACCTCATCAGTAGAGATGTGCATAAACCTATTCACCTCCTTCTCCAATGCAAGTTGAAGAAGATTAACTGTACCAATTACATTAGCTTCAATGAATGGTTTACAGTCATTGATAGAGTTATCTACATGACTCTCTGCTGCAAGATGAAAGATGTCTGTGAAAGTTTCTTGTTCAAAAAGATATCTGACCGCCTCCTCATCTGCGAGATCAGTCATATAGAGTTCCACATTGTCAGGAACATTGTCCTGACTAGCAGCATAGGTAAACTTGTCTACACATACAAGTCTTTCTTTGAATGGTGCAAGTTGTCTAAGAAGACTACTACCAATAAACCCTGCACCACCAGTAACTAGAATAGTCATTTTTGTTCGTACTTATCAAGGATGGAAGGTGAGTATTGTTCTGGAATTTCACCTTGTATCTTTTCATTTCTCTTTTTCTCCTCTAACATGAAAACTCTATTACGGAGTTCAGTAGAAGAGTACTTATGTTGTCTCTTGTGATAATGAATCTCGATATCATTATCGATACAATATTGCTTACCTGTAAAGTCTCTATCTTTATACTCTTCGCTCAAGAATCTGATGTCAATTCTCTGTGTCTTAATCATGTTCAGAAGATCTTCTTCTGTTTCGTAGACCAGAATCTCATCGACGTATCTACAACCCTGTACCTGTACATACCTCTCATATACACTCTGAGTGGGTTTGTTCTTGATACCAGGTCTATCGATGGTTGGGTCTACCTGAAGTGCGACAATCAACCAGTCGCATAATTCCTTTTCCATCTTCAACATTGTCACATGTCCAGCATGAAACAAGTCAAAGGAACTACAATTAAAACCAATCTTCATTATCAAAGATCATAACCACATAGTATGTATTGTATGAAAAAAGGAGGTCTTTGTCAAGACCTCCCATCTGGGCTCCATGCACGCCAAGTTATTTTTATCACTGAGTAATAACTAAATCTCAGGCGGGGAGAATTCCCATCCGCACCAACTAATCTTTGGAGAATTAGTAAACTCAGTTGGGTCCATTGACTCCACCACTTAGTTTTACGAACTAAGAAACGCGGGATTGAAGGGGACCTTCACCGACCAGTACTGTTATAGTCCTTCCGTGACTCAAAGAGCACCTTTGGAAAGTTTTTCAATATTGAGCTGTTGATTCTTTTTAAGAATGTCAACTAAGACTTGAAACTTACCTTCAAGGTCAGAAGATGATGAGGCAGGTGCTTCTTCTTTTGCCTTGAGTTCTGATTTAAGTGAGAGAACTTCAGCCTCAAGAGACCTAAGTCTCTTCTCAACTTCTTGGTCATACTGACTCATGTATGAACCACTTTCAGATACTTTTCTAGATGCCATAATAGGGAATAAATTCTGACCTATTTATTTACCCTATCCCTCACATAACAAGGAACATTATCTGGATCAAGCCATTTTGTATATTCAAAGTCTTCCATTGCGGTTGACATTTGCATTCCGTTATCACACAGATACATGTCCCTGTACTTACCTGAGAAAGAATTTATTTTTTGAATTCTAAAATCAGGAGAACCATTTTCTAGAATTCCCTCTTCGATATATCGATAAGGAAATCTCTCAAGGAGAACCTTCATCAGGCAACCTCTTGTCGTTCCAGATCCTCAGCAAGACAATCAATCAAGATATCATAATCATCAAGTGGATCACCAGAAAAAGTAACACCATCGTTTTCGTAAAACTTACGAACCTTTTTGAAAAGTTTCGGATTCTTAACGTCAAGGAAGAAATCTCCATTCACTGCGGAACGAAGAGTCGTGATGTCTTTTTTGAACTTAGAAGTGATAGTCATTGTCTGTGTTGTTGACCTTAGTAGTATAAGGGTTTTGACCTTGTGGGTCAAGAGGACAGTCAGAAAACTGTCCGATGGGGGATGTGGGGATCGAACCCACCTTTCTCCTGTTATGAGCAGGGTGCTTTCACCAGAGAGCTAAACCCCCAATGGTTCTGCCGAGAATTGAACTCGGTTCACACGCTTATAAGGCATGGGCTTTAACCAATAAGCAACAGAACCTAAGGAGCTTCGTTGTTTAATTCTGTGTAGAGTTTATATGTGGGATCATCAGTCGGCATCATTACTGCTGCACTGCCGTTTTCATTGACTATCCCTATATGTTCTCCATCCTCTACTCTTTGTATCAACTCGTCCCATCTTTCTTGAAATTCTTGCACTGTGAAGACTTCCATAATTGATAATATTTAGTGGGGGATTGGTTACCCAATCGGAATGACACGATTCGAACGTGCGACCCCTGCTTCCCAAAAGCAGTGCTCTACCAAACTGAGCTACATTCCGTGGCGGAGAGTCAGAGATTCGAACTCTGGGTGCTGTTACACACGCTTGTTTTCAAGACAAGTACCATAAACCACTCGGTCAACTCTCCAGTTATCGGACTTCAAAGTCCAATCTTCTGACCTTTCTTTTTCTCCTTTCTTCTTGATAGGAGAGATCAGAATTACTTAGGAAACTTTTTGAATTCGTTTCCTTGTTTGATTCTACCATAACAACCTTTGTAAGGTCAACAGCAGTCACTTTGTCTTCAATTACCGTCATCATATTAGGACAACCACAACAATGTGTGTGATGGTCACTTCTGATTTCTTTATTGCATTGTTTGCATCTTACGGTAATCATTGTTCATGAAGGCAATTGAGACATGCTCGAAGAGGGATTCGAACCCCCGACCATCTCCGTGTAAAGGAGGTGCGCTACCGCTGCGCTATTCGAGCAGACTGGCCCACTAGGACTCGAACCTAGGACAACAGAGTTAACAGCTCCGTGCTCTACCAACTGAGCTATAGGCCAATGTTATATGTTTTTACCTTCTTCTTTGCGTAGTTTGAAGTAGAGTTGATAGTACCTCTTCTTCATTTCTTCAAGAATCTGGTTATCTTCTATAAAACCAAGTCTTTTAGTGTGTGCGTAACACCCCTCAAGTTCTCCAATGAGTAAAAGGATATCAACTGGTTTCATGATTATTTATGAAGCCATCCTGTACAAATATACTTAGTCTGACTTTTGGGAGGATAACCCCTGTGAAAATATTCCCAAGTTGCTGGAAATAAACAAAATCTACCAGTTTTTGGTTGTACTTTAGTACCATCCATGAATTCAGTGTAACCATCTTCTTCAATGTCGTTAAGATACCAAATGAAAGTAAGAACTCTCATTCTATGATAACCTAACATTGAATCAGTGTGCCAAATGTAACCTCCACCAGGGGTCGTTCTTTGAATTTGATATCCAGTATCATCTAAATTAGAAAAACGAGAACGAAGATTAATATTATTTGAACTAAGAATTTCTCTATTAATATAATCAAATAATTGTTTATTTAAGCAATCAAAAAATACACTATCCTCTTCTGACCAATTCTCATAATGTGAAATATTGAGGTCCATTGAATCTTTGACAGATTTATCAACTGTTGGACCACCAATACTACCTATACAACCATCAGACTTTTGATCGTCACTTTCAAATTTTTTTATAACATGTTCACAAAACTCTGGGGTTAGAGTATCATCAACAACGTAGATAAGATCTGAAAAATTTAAAGACATAAGAATATGGTGTGTATTCCCTTTCGGGAATGGAGAATAGGAGACTCGAACTCCTGACAGCCTGCTTGCAAAGCAGGTGCTCTACCAACTGAGCTAATTCCCCTGGAGCCCCTGACAGGATTTGAACCTGCGACCTGAGCTTTACAAAAGCCCTGCTCTACCACTGAGCTACGGAGGCATACATTACACTTATCCGAATGCTTGCTATGGGGTATGTAACCCAACATTCTGACAGTTTGATAATGGAGTAAGACAGGGGTCCTCCCTGAATATCCAAAGGGGGCTGATTCCTAACTGCAGGGTTTCGGTATATCCGAACCGCTAGGCACCTTTGGTTGGAACGTCTCAAGTTCCTGACGACTCGTGTAGGATTCGAACCTACGACCGACTGCTTAGAAGGCAGTTGCTCTATCCAGCTGAGCTAACGAGTCAAGTGGTAGTTCCTATCGCCTCTAACCCTGAACTACCAAGGGGGTTACAGCAGTCAACGGAACTGATTGATACCAGTTCCAGAGTTCCATCCATTTGGACCTTCATGGAAGTTCTCAGAACCTCCTTGTGTCTCTTTGACAGTGGTCCAGTTCTTAGTTGCCATCTCATACATCTCTTGATGGATGTTTGGTGACTCAACCTGGTGGGTGGTCTCCCTCTCGACCTTCTTATTATGGTCGATCTCTCTCTGTTTGTCAAGGGCCTTTTGGGTAAGGACTGGTTTTCCGAACCACGGATCCTCAGGAAGAATGACTGGTGCGGGAACAGACCTGAAGGGTGTGAGAGGTCTCACAACCTTCTTTACAACCTTTTTAATTACATCTTCACTCTTAGGAATAAAGATATTATAGATTGACTTGAGTTTGGACTTTATCGTTTTAATCATACCAAGACCATTTTCTTGCTGTAGTCATATGCATACTGTTCACGGTAACCTTTAATACCCCAACCCAACCAATAGTATGATGGTACCATAAGTTGTCTGATCGTTTGACCACTTCCTTCGAACTCAGGAAGTACCTTTTGAAACTGTGGTTCATTAACCATCCAGCGAACCTGACAATCTAATTCACTTGGGTTACAATCATATTTAACGGCAAAGTTACCAAGACCACGATATCGACTAATAGATGTCCATTGAATCAAACCATAACCACCACTATGACATCGTTCATAAGGTACACGAGCACCTCCCTCACAAATGTCTGGATGAAAGTTAGACTCTGATTTGATATTTCCCATGATCGTTGCCAGTGCGTTACGATCTTTGATATTAGTATAGTCTTGAAGTTTTGCAAGAACATACTTTTCGTTTGGAGTACAATCAGGACAGTCCCACTTCTTCTCTACAACTTTGATGGGAATTGCAGTCTCCTCATTCTCACTCACATCTACTTGTTCTTGACTTGTTACTTCGGTCAACTCATCTTCAATTGTTGATGCAACACATGCTGTACTTACGAACAATGCAGATGCGAGAAGACTTGAAGTAAAAAATTTGTTAGTCATAAATGAAGTTTTTCTAAACATTAAAATAATCCTTACGGTAGTACCGTCCGAGGATGTTGGAATTGTAATACAAGGGTGTCTCGTCTGTCAACCGCCGAGACAGGACTTCATTGAGGAACAATTGTCTGGTCTCCTCAAAATTAACCTTTCCCTTTGTACTATGTAGTGACAGAATACTACGAGAAAATTTATCCTTACCAAGAAGAGTCACGTCCTCTTTTAATTCAGGACAAGACCCATAATATTTTTTCCAGTCAGATTCTTGTTTTACTTTTCTACTTTTTCCTTTTGGTTTTCGAAACGACCAAAAATACTTTCTACCAATGTAACATCGGTTGTTGACGTTATTGGTAATGAGATAAACAAAGCCAAAGTTGTCCCCAATAAAATCAGAGGTAAAGGGTTTACCTTCATAAATCCAGGGGTT